GATCGGTTTCAAGACTCGATATGGTCTAGTTAGCAACCCATTCGTGAACAACGGTACTCCCGATCCGGTAACGGGTCCTGCTGAGAATCCGCGAATCAACGAATACTACCGTATTGTGGACGTTCGCAACCTCCTGTAATTCTAGTGACGAGTGTCCTAGCTCCGAAACTACAAAACCCCCTGCTCGCAGGGGGTTTTTTGTTGTCTAAATATAGCGAGGAGACAATGCATGGGCGTACTACCAGGACAACCAACAAATACTAATCCCTTACAGACCACGGGGTTTCGCTTCGTGATTCAACGACTGCCCAATGTGGTATTCTTTGGACAAGGTGCGAATCTTCCAGGACTTACATTCGGTTCAGCGATCCAATCGTCTCCGATGTCTGCTCCTATTCCAGTTCCGGGTGACAGTGTTGAGTTCGAGGACTTGACTCTCAAGTTCATGGTGGATGAGAACATCGCTGACTGGCTTGAAGTGTATAATTGGATCTTAGCCATGGCACATATCAAGGAATTGAGCCTAGATGACGTGGGCGACCAGACATCGAAAGTGTCTGATGCAACGCTGTTCATCTTGACTAGTTCTCGCAACGTCAATATCAAAGTGTTTTTCAGGGACTTATTCCCGACGAATCTTACCGGCATCGACTTTGAATCGACGGTAACGGATTTAGATCCTATCATTGGGCAAGCATCTTTCAAATTCTGCTACTACGACGTTGAAGTAGTCGGAGAAGATCAAGTCGATTTGGAGTTATCCGACTTCTGTGCAACCGCACTTCCCCCACCATAATCTACTTGACTTTGCTCGCGGATAGTGTATACTTATAGTATGAAGCTAGAATATTATCAACAGATGTGGACAAAAGATGCCCCCATCAATCAGTCCGATCTTGCAGGAGAATCCTCAACCGTCCCGGTCCTGCATAGTAAGTGGCTCAACCACTACACGGATGAGAAGCTGCTTCTGCGACGGGTGAAAGCCGAGTACAAAGGGTTCTACAAGTTGAAGTGGCAATACTATACCGGTAAGCTGTCACGGGATGAGATCGAGGATCACAAATGGGAGCCGATGGATCACAAGATTCTCAGAGCCGATTTGCAAATCTATCTTGATGCTGACGATGCGTTGACCGCAAAGAGAGATAAGCTCGCCTTTCAGGAAATGAAAGTTGAGTTCATAGAGAAAGTGCTGAACGCGATCAACGGTCGCCAGTGGAATATTAAAGGTACTATTGATTGGAGGAAATTTACTAATGGGGAATGATACAATTCCAACGGGAGTGCTGCGAGAGTTGCCTTATACTTTGACTGACGAAACGAAACGAACTTACTTGCGTCGGTGTTATACTTACGCGAGCAAGCACAGCCCTGACCCTTCGACTCAGAATGGTGCTTGTCTGGTTGCGCCCAATCAAGGAATCGTTTGCTTCGGTGCAAACCACTTCCCAAAGGGAGTCGAGTATACACCCGAACGTATGGAACGACCGTTGAAATACACGTTCGTTGCTCATGCTGAGACTAATGCGATCTTCGCAGCCTGCCGAAAGGGTATACGAACCGAAGGCCTCATCATGGTTTGTCCGTGGTTTGCCTGCTGCGAATGCGGCAAGGCGATCATTCAAGCGGGTATTACTAAGGTGATCGGCCACAAGAAAATCTTCGACAACACACCCGAACGATGGAAGACTTCGATTGATGCAGCCTTTCAGATGTTCAAGGAAGCTGGTGTCGAGACTGAGCTTCTGGAGGGCGATTTGGGAGGCGACTCCGTTCGCTTGAATGGGGAAACCTTTCAGCCGTAACCCATGGCTGATCTTATACTAGAGCCCATCGACTCGGTGTATTGCCGAGTTTGGTGTCCTAATCGTGGCTTGTCACAGGAACTCTGTGACTATTTCACGTTTAAGGTTCCGGGCGCTCAGTTTATGCCCTCATATCGTAGCAAGATGTGGGATGGTAAGATCAGACTGTACAGCGTTCACGATTACAAACTCTTTAGAGGTTTGCTTGAATACGTTTTTCGCTTTGCTGAGGAGAGAAACTACACCGTAGAATTTCGAGATGGTAAAAAGGCTTGGACAAAAGATCAAGTAGTCAGTAACCTAGACGTTACCAACTTCTTTGACAAGATTTTGAAACCACACTCGGAGGGGAAGCGACTGATTCCCAGGGAGCATCAGATTGAGGGTGTGGGTCATGCGTTGCGAAAGAAGCGATGCCTTCTGGTTTCCCCAACCGCATCGGGCAAGTCGTTAATTATCTACGCTCTGGTTCGCTATCATCTCGACACGTTGCCCAAGAATCGTAAGATTCTAATTATCGTGCCAACGACATCGCTTGTTTCGCAGATGTGTTCTGACTTTGCCGACTATTCATCTGAGGATCCGAATTGGAATGCCGAGGATCATTGTCATATGGTCTTTGCTGGTAGGGACAAGATGTCTGAGAAGCGGGTCATCGTTTCAACCTGGCAGTCAATCTACAAGCAACCCCTGGCATATTTCAAGCATTTCGGTGCTGTGTTCGGTGACGAATGCCACCTGTTCAAGGCTGCCTCGCTCAAGTCGATTATGACCAAGTTGAAGAAGTGTGACTACCGGGTGGGCCTTACGGGCACACTTGACGGAACTCTGACGCACAAGCTAGTCATCGAAGGTTTGTTTGGTCCTGTGAAAAAGGTAGTCAGCACTAAAGAGTTGATGGATAAGGATTTGTTAGCGAAGCTGAGCATTGATTGTATTCTACTCAAGTATCCAGAAGCTACCTGTAAGCTATGCAAGAAACTGACGTATCCTGAGGAGATCGACTTCTTAGTTTCACACAAATGGCGTAACCAGTTCATTCGTGATCTAGCTCTCAAACTCAAGGGTAACACTTTGGTTCTCTATCGTCTGGTTGAGAAGCACGGTAAAGACCTACACCGAATCATCGAGAAGGCAGCTAAGACAGGTCGTAAAGTATTCTTCGTTCACGGTGGAACCGATGTTACGCAGAGAGAAGAAATTCGACGCATCACAGAGACACAAAATGACGCGATCATCGTTGCATCGTATGGTACGTTTTCGACCGGTATTAATATCAAGCGGTTGCACAATATTATTTTTGCTTCTCCCTCGAAATCAAGGATCCGAATCCTTCAGAGCCTTGGCCGGTCGCTCAGAAAGGGCGACCAAAAAGACCTAGCAACTCTCTATGATATTGCTGATGATCTGCACTGGAAGAAGCGAAAAAATTATACTCTCAAGCATTTCATTGACCGAATTATGTTATACAATGGTGAAGAATTTGAGTATCGAACAGTGAAGATCAACGTTCCAGGCCCCTAAATATAGGATAAGCTGAGGAGATTCATGAAAATACCCGACACCTATAGATTGTTCAAGTTCAAGAACGGTGAAGATGTAATCGCCGAGACGTTCGAGAGCCCAGAGGATAAGATCCATCTGATATTGCGTCGTCCTATGCAAATTCAAATCATGATGGGTATGGATAAGGCTGGCAATCCCGTGCCCGCGAAGCTCATTATGACTGAATGGCTCGCCTTCAGCCAGGATGATACGGCTATCGTGCCGCGAGAGAACATTCTCTGTCATGGCAAACCTACAGAGTTGATCTGTGGTGTGTACGACAATGAAAAGAAACGCATCGACAAGATGCGAGCTAATACCGACATGAAAACTCCACCGCCGAATGAGCTTGATAAAAGTGATGAGGAGATTGCGGTCGGTGAGAAGCTGCAAGAGAAGCTACAAGAGAAGCAGGACAAGAAACGGCAGAAGATGATCTTCATCCAGATGAGTCTATCAACTTTATTGCGGTTTCTAGAGAGCATGGGATTAGATGTCGATGATGAGCCATGGAAAGCCATGGTGAACCCACCGGATTTCGATGAAGATGGTGAGGACGAGGACGATACACCTCAGAATCTAGATGGCCGCATGGACATAATGCCTGATGTGGATGGGGACGGTTGGGTGGACCCATTCGGCAATCCCTGGGCTGAGGACGAACCCAAGTAGTTAGCAGAATTTGCTTGACTCCAAGGTGTTATGGTTGTATACTTTAGGTAGTATAGTGAGATAGTGATTGATATGGCTAAGAAAAAGAAAGTAACCAAACCGGTTACGAAGAAGAAAACTCGACGCAAGAAGAAGAAGAACGCTGCTCACTACGTGGACAACGAGGAATTCCTTGAGGCTATGTGTGCTTGGAAAGTAACGGTGTTCGAGGCTGAGGCATCAGGCGATTCCAAGCCAGGTGTAACAGAATACATCGGCACATGCTTCCTTAAGATTGCAACCCACCTATCATACCGACCAAACTTCATTGGCTATTCGTATCGTGAGGAGATGATCTCTGATGGTATCGAAAATTGCCTGATGTATTGCAGCAACTTTGACCCTGAGAAGTCGTCGAACCCGTTCTCGTATTTTACGCAGATCATTTACTATGCATTCTTGCGTCGAATTCAGAAAGAGAAGAAGCAGCAGTACATCAAGTTTCGCTGCATCGAAGCTGCACAGCACAAGCAATCGTTTATGAATTGGGCGAGAGATCAGAATTTGGTCTCCCGCGAGTCAAGCAATCCTGCCGGTGATTATTGCAAGCTGACAGCCCTAGACATTGCTAATTTCGATGCTAAGACCAAACCTAAGAGTCGAAAAAAGAAAAAGACGACGACGAAAAAGAAGCGTACCACACGGGGAACTCTCGACGACGCTTTCGATGAGGAAAAATAATGAAGATTGCGGTCATAACCGACAC